AGTTTGCTTCTATTTTTTCTACGGTGGGGTTGTTTTTCGTATTCAGTTTGTTGTTTTAGACGTTTGGCTCGTGCTTTTGGATTTCTCGCGTAATATCTAGCGGTACTTCGCATACATTCTCTTCTGTACTGATTCTGGATCTATAGATGGCATTATTTTTGCCAATTTATCTAATGGTGTACCTTCGTGAGCCACACCGTTTATGTCATTTGTTTTTAACCAATCGCATGCTGCTTTTAAATCTTGAGTAGTGGCTTCCCCGCTTTTTATACGGCTCAAAAATTCTGTAGTAACTAAATTATGCAACTCGTTAAATTGATCTTCGGTTGCTTTTTTATTCATTGTAAATTTCTCCAGCACTATTATGTTCATTTATGTGTATATTCCCTGCAACTACTATTCTATTGCTGTCTTCTTCGTGAGGTATAACCTCATGTTGTACGTAAGATGGAAATACTAAAAAGTCACCTTCGTTTTGGTAAGGGAAAAACCAATCTGTACCGTCAGTAAATCTAAAACAAGGTTTCTCAGGTACTTTTAAAAAATGAACCCAAGATATGACTGCGTTTTTACCTACAATAAAATGAGTATGTTTACCATGTATTGCATTTTTACCATAAACTTGTACCCAATAAGAGAGTTTTATTTGTGATATTTTTTTAAATGCTTGCTCCATAGCAATCTCATCTACTCTGTCCTCATAAAAACTACCAAATGGATAATCAAAGTCTTTTTCATATGACGTATATAGATTACCTAATGAATCATAGTAATCTTTGTTTACCATTTGTTTTTCTAGTTTTTCAAGTGTAGATTTTTCTAGCTTCCAATTACCAAGGGTGTAAAAAGGTATTCTTAGCATAGATAATTAATATTTATGTTTATTCTGTAATTAGCATTACTGGTGCTTGTACCCATATGCGACACATCAGTAGGATTAAGTATTAATGTATTATCAACACTAGGTACTTTCGGACCATCTTTAAAAGCTGTGTATCCATTGCAAGTATTTAGAGATAATAAAGCAGTTCTAACATCTAAACCTGTTTCTCTTCTAAAGTCATCACAGTGCCAAGGATGCTTGTCTATGGTTTTTGTTCTAGGATAAAAATTAGCTTTTATTCTAAAGTAATATTTTGCATCTAATAATTTACTTAAGATAGGTTCGATCTTGTAATAAGAAGGTGTAGGTTCATAACCATTAACGAAAGATACATGAACAAACATATAATGATTAAAATTACATTCGTCAGTATCTCTTTCTGCAATACCAAAATCCTGATGCCAACAAATATTATGTTTTTGTTCTTTATCTATAAAAACATCTTTAAGAAATTCATATTCGTCTGTTGGTAATGCGTTATGTATGACTTTAATGTGGTTCATGCAACCACCCGGTCATAATATATTTTGTTTGTAAAGGAGGAAAACCTTGGTGATAATATGTCCAAGTTGCTGGAAATATTACACTTCTACCTGTACTAGGTGATACTTGATCTCCTGTATAAAACTGAGTCCATCCTTCATCAACTGTATTTAAATAAATTATAAAAGTTAAAATTCTATGAGGTGCTGCATCATGGTGCCAAGTATATCCTTTTCCAGGTCTTGTTCTTTGTATTTGATACCCAGTATCCACCATCTTTTCTAAATTAGGAGGATGAAGATGAATTAAGCTATTATTTGTAAAACTAGAATACACCCCAGCATTTGATAAATGATTTATGTATAAATCCAACATCAAAGAAATTTTTTCGTGAAATAAATCCTCAACATCTTTCCATTCTTTAGGATTCATGTCTGGCATTAAATCTATACTGTTTTTAACTTCTATATCTACACCAGCAGCAGTAACACCTTGGTGTTGATGTTTTTCATCTTTTTCAAATCTATCAATAATTTCACTACACTTTTCCGGTGTAATTATATCTTCAGCTACATAAACAAATGGGTCATTAATTATGGTGGAATCCATTGTCATTATTCTATTTCTAAGCCTTTTTTAACTATTGCTAGTGCTTTATCATCTAATTTATTTGAAGATTCAGCTACCAGTTTTTCGAGGATATCGCATATGAAATATTTAAATTTATCGCTTTTTAAAAAGGTTAAAACGATTGGTTTTAGGAGTGCTAACATTGTTTTCTTTTAAATAAGAGCTTATTGGAATGATGTCGTTACACATATGTGCAACTCTGGAACCAGGGCGATGCATAAATCCACGAGCCAAAATTTCTGTGCATTTGAGACTACGCACGAGCTCCATGTCTAGGCGTATTTTGTCTTCTTGGCGTTTAGCCAGTGATAAACATTGATCAAGAGATTTTCTTGATAAAGGAACCATAAAGTTTATCTGAAAGCCCCAGTTTTCTGATATGACGTAACCATCTTCTGTCTGTGGTTGTGTATCGTTACCCATGTAGAAAGGAGATAGCGTCATAGTTGATCCGTTGCAGCTGTAGCCATTACCAAAATATTGTCTGGATGGACCGCCATTATTATTAAATTGAACTGATTGGTTCGTATTATTTGACGTTGCAGCTGCTACTGGATTTGATGAGTTTGTTGTTTCTGCAAACAACGGATTTATTGTGAGAATACTGATAAGGAAGTAGTAGTAGCAGTAGTATTTATGTTTATTACTGAATCTATTTCTTCGACTAAACCAGCCGCTCTGTTTATTGTCTCTAGCTGCCATGCTTGGGTGTTATCTGTAACTGAGAATGTTGTTGCTGAGTCAGTAATATCTCCTGATGGAGTTACGTTTGTACCTGACCAGGTATTTATCTCGGATCCATATACTTTTGTATTCCGAGTTTCTGTAATTGTTTGGGTAGTATTGGTAGTAGATTGCATACTGCCCTGGCTCCACTGGGGAGTTACTGTATTGGCTCTAGCAATTGCGGGTGTAAGTAGAGCTATAAGAATGATAAATTTTTTCATGGTTTTTTTGGTGTATTACCGTTTCCGTTTCCGTTCCTACCGCCGATACCTTTAACGCCCATTGCATACGCAGATGAACTAAAAATAGAAGCAATAAATGTGGAATCAAAATCTAATATTTTTTTGTCGTGTATTTTTATGTAGTTACACGATAATAGAACCATTGACCAAAGAAGAATAAATACTGTTATTGCGTCTTTGAGCCACTCTCTTTTGTCTTCGTGGTCCATAATTTTCCTATCGCTGTTTTAATTATTGGTTTTAAAACTTTCACAGCCCATTTAAAAGCTGCTGTTGCGGTTAGGGTGGCTGCAACTGATACTGCTGCTGTTGTTCCCGCTGTAATTAATATTTCCTGTTCTGGGACAGGCATTTCAAAATCTACTATTGGTATGTTTATTTTTTGCATACCAGGATTCTCTTCTTCTTCCGTTTCCATTTTTACTCCTTCTGGTGCTTCCAAATTATTAGGAGGAACCACTAATGGTATATAACTAGGAAGATTTGCACTAGGTAGTGGAATAATTTGTCTAGGTAAATCTAGCGGTTCTGGAAGTTTTATTAGCGGAAGAAGAAACATTGGTTGATTCTCCATTCGTCTGTATATTTAGGATCCATACACAAACCGTGCCACAGAGTTTTACCTTCCCAAATAATTAATTTATTATATTCAGAATGTATATGGTGCATTATTTCTACTTGGTCAGCAGAAATATAATGTTCTCTATGTTCCTCACCTTGTTCATATTTTATAGGGTGGTAGAAATTTGTCCCTTTAGACTTTTCTTTATTTAGGTAAACTACGGATGTTTTACCAAAATCAACGTGAGGATAAAAAATGTGATTATCGTATTTATGATTTAAGAATTTAATGTAATTTGTATTAGTTAATCTCTTAACATGATTATCGTCCCAGTTAATATATTTCTGTTGAGTAACAGTTTCTAAAAAATTTATTACTGGAGGCAGATCGTCAGAATAGAGGTAGTGTCTCATATCCATAAAATCTACGCCTTGATGATAAAAACCTGGTTGATGTTTATGCCACTCAGGTCTTACTGTATGAAACAAGTTAGCTACTTCATCCGGATTCTTGTAAAAATCACGGATTACACTAAATTCATAATTTTCAACTGTATATGTTTCTACCTTTTTATTGTTTATTTCAAACATTAACTAGGTTCAAGTGGAATGTTTTCGTACGTGTACTCTGTTGTATTAGCTGGTAAATCTCTAAGAGTTTGTCTATAAGTTTTATACTCAGCTACTTTTTCAGCAGATAATGGTGCATCTGGTAATTGTGTCCAATCAGTTGAGTTAAGTGCGTCATTTCTCAATGCTCTGAATTGAGCTATACCAAATTCTAAAGCGTCATGCTCTTTAATTTTTTCACCATATTCTGTAATAGCTGAAGTGTAAGGAGTAAAGTCTGTTATTTGTTCAACGGATAAATCAGTTCTTTCTAATTCACCTTTCTTGGTTTCAGTATCCCAATGAACAGCCCATACGTCATCTGCTATTCCAGATAAAGATAAACCATGAACTGCTCTGCCATCACATGATACTAAACCATCAACTTTAATTATCGATACTTTCATTGATTTGTATTGGTTCTTTTGTAAATAATTGATTTTCAACAGGAATAATTGGTGAAAACGTACTTTTCATTTCATTTCTAAATGTTTCAATCGCTGCACCTTGTTGATTAAGAAACTTTGATTGGTCCATTTGCATAAATGGGATCCATGCTACTGCACAACCCCATTCACTAATGTCTTCTCCTGTTTGAGGGTTTGTCCCTGATATTTCGGTGTACCATAAACATTCAAGTTCACGGCAATCTTCACCAATCAGTGGACAAAGTTTTCCTCTTTTTAATTTTGCCATAGGTGGTTTTATTTATTAGTTCTTGCTTGCGATAATTACGTCTAAGTATTCAACGTTCATATCCATGTTTCCTACAGAAATACTGTGGTTGTGTGCTGAACCAGTAAAGCTTGAGCTTACGTTATGGTTGTGTGCAGTACCAGAGAAACTTCCATTAGCATTGTGGCTGTGTGAAGCACCAGAAAAACTAGCGTTGTGGTTGTGATTAGACCCACTAAATGACGCATTGTGGTTGTGTGAACTTCCACTAAATCCGTGTGAGTGACCGCCGTTTCCACCAGTATTGTTTACTGAATGATTATTCATTTGTGAACCATTACCACGAGCAAAACCGGGACAAGCGTTTCCTCTACAGTTATGCTGTTGTAGTTTAGTAACTGCACTGTGTGAGTGAGATGGTATCTGGTTAACAGACAATGTGTGGCTGTTTACAGTTCCACCAGTTGATGTGTTACTTATGTTAACGCTACCACCGGCTGCTGTATTACCAATAGATACGTTACCAGATATACCAGAGTTACCTACTGACACACTCACGTTTCCACCAGCTGTAGTATTACTAGCACTGGAAGATACGTTACCGCCAGCAGTTGTGTTACCAGCGTTAGCATTTATTCCTCTAGTTGAGAAAGCAGTTGTAAAGGCATTACTACCACCAGAACCAGCAGTTCCAGATACAACTCTGAGAGCTTTGTTATTAACTCCACTTGTTATCTTTGTCCAACCTGTAGGAGCAGATGTCTGTTGAAAGAGCATCTTTGTTCCAGATGGGAAAGCTTGAGCTTCAGATATAGCTGTTCTTACATATGCAGTTGTAGCAACCTTAGTTGAGTTATCAGCTTGACCTTGAGTCTGTGCAGATACACCTTGTGCTAATGAAACAGAACCTAAAATTGTACCGTTAGTAGTTGATAAACTATCTTTAGATGTTTTTAAAGCAGCTACGTCTACACCGTCAACTGTTCCTGATACTGTGATATCTCCTGTTACGTCAATACCAGCACCAACGTCTAGGTTTCCTATAACGTCAACATGTCCATCATCGTTAATTTTAAATCTAGTAGTATTACCTGTATATTCTGTAAAATTTAAGTTTTTAGCTGATATTTTTAATCCTTGATTACCAGAGTCAGCAATAATTGATGGTCCTGAAGCATCGTGGTAAATTTTGAGATCTTCGTTATCTCCAACAGCAAGATATTTACTTCCACCATCTCCATCAACTGAGATTTTTCCAGTAGCTATAACATTTCCTGTTACGTCAATACCAGCAGAAAAGTCGTGATTAGCGTTAGATGTAATAGCACCATTGTTTGCTACGGATA